TTTCCTGTTGCAATTGCTGTTTAATTTGCTCCTGCATTTGCAACATTTGAGGAGTCATTAGTTGGTCATCCATCTGGAAACCACATTCTGGACAAGTAGTATATTGATGTAGTTCTTCTTCACTCTGTTCAGTTTTCTTCTCGTAAGTTCCAAATTCTTCATCACATCTAGTATAGGAATAGCACGCTACCATTCCTTCAGTGCAAAAAATGAAAAGAGCGTGAAGCCAAAGTAGAATAACGTCATTATGGCGATAAACCAATTGGGCAATCTTATCTCCTGTTTTTGCAGTCGATACATCCAACGGATTATCAGCATCATCAGGATAGCATTTAACAGGAGGAACAGTAATGCTGAGAGCAGCAATAATACTTTCAAGATATGCTCTAAAAATATTGATAGGTTTATCATAATAAGATTGGTCTGAATTTGAGTCAGAAGTTTCTTCATTCCAAATACGCCAATCATGTGCTACTTCAGAATACCAAGCCTTCTGGAATCCTTCCCAGAATAGTTTGAGTCTACGCCATGTGCGAATTTGACGTTCGCGCACAGCAGTATCTTCTTTATCAAAGTGCGTTACGACCTCTTTTAAAAGTCGCTGAATTTCTTCGTCAGGTCGTAACGGATTTTCTTTAGGCATTTAATACATCACAGGAAAATTAAGTCCAGGTGGTTGCTGATTCTGTCTAATAGGACCATTTGGACCCTGTATTTGCATATTAGGATTCATGAATGGATTCCACAATCCCCCACCCATTCCCCCACCTTGTTGTCCACCCATAGAAGAAGGAGGAGACATAGGTGATGGAGCATTAGGAGTAATAGGTTGAGGATTCATTGGCATTGGAGTTCCACCTTGCATTGGACTCATATTACTTGGACCAGTATTAATAGGACCACCGGGAGTAGGTCCTCCAAATTGAACTTTATTAAAAGGATTATTAGGCATTCCAGCAGTAGGATTAGTCCCCGGCTTACTTTTAGGACCAAACTTCTTACCCATTCCTTTACCTAGTGCGCCAGCTAATGCACCAAATCCACCTTGCTGATTTGGCTGACCACCCATCATTCCACCCATATTATTTCCCATATTAGCAAGACCAGCTTGCATATTAGGATTATTGAACATCCCACCCATGAAACCAGATGAAGGTCCAATATTCATTACATTACTCCAAATAACTTTCTGAACCTATTGGATGGACCAGAATCAATAGTATTTGCAGCTCTAGTTTTTTTCTGATTAGGTGTAGCTTTAGGATTATCCTTCCTCTTTTTAGAGCGAGGATAGTAGTCCTGATTATCTTTTGGACCACCACTAAAACTACCTTTTCCGCCAAATTGTTTACCAGCCATTTATACTCCTAATCTTTTCTTGGCTGAATGAGATGGTCCGGTATCAAGTCCCTTTTGTTTTCTCTTATTCACAGTAGCATAGAAAACATTCTTAGCTTTCTTAGAGCCATATGTTTTCTTCATGCTAGACATTACTTCATCACCATGTCCACTAAAATATTTATTGATAGGCATTATTGACCCATGAAAGTGGGACCAGTATTAATTGGCCCAGGCTGTTTTCTCTTATTCATTGATGGTAATGCAATATCAGTAGCACCAGTTACAGGGTCAGAATAACCCGGTATATTCATTTTTTGCGCCCTATCACGTTCAGTTTGAAATGCTTCCATTTCTCTTGGACGCCAATTATATGGACTATTCCAAACACTATTCTGACCTATACCAGCAGGAACTTTTTCATCTGGGGCAAACAATGATGCCGCAGTTTTCCACCACGGCTGATTCTGAGTTTGCCGCACATGAGTAAGTTCATGCGCTAATGTCTGTTCCATATCAGTAGGACTTTGTCCTTGCATAGCTTCAGGATTATAAGAAATATTACCAGTAAAAGGATTAGTTACTGCCATTGCTCCTCGTGGCATCATTAGTGAAGTAATTAATGAAGAACTAGATGGAGAAACAGTTACTTGTTTAGTGCCAGGATATTGTGCCATGACTTTCGTCATAGCTCTCTGCATGGAATCATCCAGCAGTTTGTTGCGCTTCTCTAGCTCGCTTGGCATCTTCTAATTCTTTCTCAAATTCCTCAGTCTCTTTCTTTTCTTGTTCAGTATCAGGCTTAGCAGCTTTCTTCATTGCTTCAGCCCTAGCTTTATCTTCATTTTCTAACATTTGTTGTCTAACTCTCCAAGGAACATTCTTTGGAGGTAGTGCAACTAAATTTGGCGCAGTAGTTCTATCAGGAATAGATTCGGGTTTCTCCATCAAACGCGCAAGTAATTTCTCATTCTGCTGATTGACCATAGCCAATTGCATCTTGAGAGTTTCACAAGATTCACAGATTTTAGGTATTTCTTCGACATGTGACTGTTGTTCAAGTTGAATCTTGCGATAATGAGCTTCGTATCGCATTGCAAGAAGTTGTTGATACCAATCTAATATGAACATTTTAGTCCTCGTGTTTATCGCCCTTATCAAGAACTTGCATAGACCAATCAGGATTAATCATCATAATTCCACCAGGTTCTACTGGTCCTTTATTCTTTATAATCTTTTTTGATATTCCCTGACCTTTTGCTTCAACCATTGCATGAAGTAAAGTAGTAACACGATTATGAGTTATTGCCATATCATTTTTATCATTCTCAACTAAATTCTTCAAGAACGGAACGACTCGTCCAAGGAAGCTATTATATGACTCTCCACCAGGAACGGGTTCATGTGGATTATCAATATAATGATGAATAGCTTTAAGATGAGTAGCAACATCTTTACCTTCGAAATCACCAATATTCCAATCCTTTAGTCCATCAGTTGATTCAAATTTACCACCAATTTCATCGCTAATAAGATTAGATGTTTGGACTGCGCGTCTTAGTGGACTAGTGAAATGATGTTCAATAGGAATATTAAATTTCTTTAGATTATCAGCCGCAGACATTGCTTCTGATTTTCCATGTATAGAAAGAGGAACATCTTTCCATCCACGGAATTTATCATCCCCACCTGCTCCATTAAGATGTGTAGAACCGTGTCTAACTACGACGAGCACGATGGAATCTCCTAATAGGTTGATTTTCTGGATTAGTAGCTTCCAACTGTCTCATATTTCTATAAAAAGCAGTCCAATCATTAGTTTGTGATAGTGCTCTAGTTAATGATTCTTGTTTCTGAACCTTCGCGAATTCTGCCACGGCAGTTTCAAAATACCTCTCAGCCGAATCAACTGCATAGCGCAAATCGTCATAAGGGTCATCACCTTCAAATTCAGCCACATCTTCAGCAGGCTTCCCATCCCTAGTTTTCTTGTCATAGGAACATGCCTTAATAGTATCAATCATAGTTGGACAGCAGTAAGGATGTCCTTCATGAATATGTTCCTCGCAACAGAATATCTGAAGCTTAGGAATATTTTCTTCAGGTTCAATAGGGTCAAATAGTTTTAAGTAATCTTTGTAGATTTCAAGCCCTTTATTACGTAACAGCCACATTGCGTATTCCTCTGAATACTGTGGCATATCGGACTGAGGGATAGTGGGTCTTGTTCTCCATCGGAGATATTCGTGGATAAGCATTTTGCCGGCAATACGACTTCCCGGTGTATTAGAAGAAAGTTCAATTGGACATCCGAGTGCAGATTCAATTTGTTGCTGAATCGTATGTTCTTGTCCTCTATCTTGATTGGCAGAGCGACAGAACTTAATGACTCTAGGCTTCTCCTTATCTTTTAAATCTCGAACTACTGGTGCCCATTCTTCAATCTTGGTTTTTAACCAGTAGAGTTCTCGATAGAGATAAATGCGTTTTGATGGACTTACTGCATAGAACCCGATGTAGGTCATAGCAGCAAAACCCCAATCACCAATAATAAATTTAGGCCACCATTCAGGAATTTCAAATGGTGAAATTACATGTAGTGCATTATCTGGTTCATCAGGATAACGCTTATCACGGAATTCATCAAATACTTGTCCTTGATATGCGTCCCAATCTCCAAATTTCCTCGCCTTTCTTTCAGCTTCATTTGGTATTCCATCTAATCTCTTTGTATATTCAGGGTCAGCATGAGGATTATCGGCAACGGTGGAATGAATATAAATTCGCTTTACTCCACCTTTCCCGATAATAATCCTACCACCATCAGGATAGGGCGCTACAAATCTCTTTTTGGTAAATGTATGCCCAATTCCTCCCGGCATTCCTGCAGCTCTAATAATTGCTGGTAGATTGGAGTCAGATGTTCGAACACGAGTAAAGCCAATATATAGGTAAATAAATTCGGTGAAAGTTGTGAGTTCGTCAGGAGTGAACAAGTTGATTTCCATTGAATCGTATTTGTGAACATCATTCTCCTCCTCGCAATGTGCGAGAAATATCATTGCACCAGTTCTTTGTCCAGTCCCACCATATTCATCTGAACGTGGAAAAGTCCACGTCATATCAGTCTTATTGAATACTGCTCCAAACTTTGGATAAATTTCTCGGCTTCGCGGCACTATTTCATTACGTAATTCAGGATAAGTTCTACGCATGAATACTTGTTTGAATTTAGCATTCTCATGCCATCGATGAATTAGTCCGTAGATTAGTAGAACGTCAGACTTACCAGAAGCGTTACCTCCTCCATACAATCCCTCAAAGATAGAAGTAGGTAATGCAAGAAATTGTTCTTGCTTTCGATTTGGTTTCCAAAAACCTTTATCGAAACTCATTCATCCTCTAGTTCAATTTGTTCATGTTCATCTTCTAATTCCTCCTCGGGTTTACCAGCTTTACCCGATTCAGTAAATAGATTACAACATCCATCAGGTTCAATATCACCTTCTACTAATTCACAGTCATGCTTACCATCAAAGTAATGACAATACTCACACTCGAATGGTCCTGATTCGGGTGGCATATAGCCACTTATTACTTTAGTTAGTTTAATCATGGCGTTAACCAGCCCTGACTACATTTACTATTGCGTTTCCAGCATTACAACGAATGAATGCTCTTCCAACTACAAATTGACTACCACCAGTCTGAACAAATGCACCGAAAGCAGGGTCATTAGAAGTATCAAAAGTATTAGCTCCAAATTGTGATTGACTAATTTGAGCTACAGAATCAGAAGGAAGTGCAAAGATTTGATTCTGAGGCATAGTTATCTGAGTTCCAAAATCTAGTATAGTCATTATGCGTGCCACTTCTTGCAACAAATTGTTGCATCTTTATTAGTGACACGAATGAATGCAAAAGCATTATCAAAGCCACTACCAGATAATGTTGCAGGTGTATTTACAGCGAAGGTAGGGTCATTACTTACTTGAAATGTAGCAGTTGCATCATCACAAGTAAGACGATACAATCCATCAGTCGGAAGTGCTGTTATCACATTCTGTGATAATAGAAAAGGAAATCCAACTGCTGCTTTAGGTGTAGGCATTAATTACTCCTTTGCCTGAACAACATCGTAATGTTCTTCTTTGCGATATTGCGGAGCATAGAAAATGAATTGGGGTCCATTCTCATTAATAGTTGGAGACTTCGCGTCCGGTTCCATATTCTTAACTACTGCTGACATATCCTTTGCTATTCCAGCCAATGTTCTGGCATTAGCTTCAGATAATTTCTCTTTAGTAATTCCACCTAATGCTAGTGCAAGCTTATTAAGAGCCTTCTTTCCAATGCGCTCTTTAGCCCCATTGATATGATTCGCGTTTGGACGCTCATCATAAGTTGTTGTAGATGTTGAACCGTTAGCGTAGGCGGATACTGAGGAAGGACTTATTCCGAAATTCTTTGCAAATTCTATTGCTTCTTCGCGTCCATGAATAGCACTAGTTTCCCCAATTACTTTTCTTAAAGCATCGGGGACTTCTGGATTATTTCCTCTACCTTTAGCTGGCATATCTACTATTTCAAATTCCTTCTTAGGAGAAGGGGATGGAGGAGTGAGATTATTCAATTCCTTCTCGAACTCGGAATTATTAACAATGCCCATTGGCATGATTATAGTCCTTCTTGCTTCAATCTGTGATGTGTATTCTTGAGAACCCAGTATTGACTTGTTACGCCAATATTGGATTCATAACCATCGCCTTCTTCTTTAAGAATCTTACTCATTAATGTCAAACAATCTTTTGATGTAGCTGGTAGTCCTTCTGGAGAAAGTTTCAATTCAGGTTCGGCTATTACTGTTTCTACTGGAATTACTGGCGTTACTTTGCCAGGAGTCTCAGAATCCGGAACTCCTGTATCTATATTGGGAATTTTAATATCATCAGCCATTAAACTTTAATCCCTGTAAGAAGGAGAGGAATTAGTTGGGTGAGGATATCAGCAATATCAGTGGCAACTTCTGGCGAGATACGTGTATCCTTCGCAAGAAGATTCTTCACGACATTGCCAATAAAGCTAGGATTGTTCTGCGCTTCTTTCAACGCAAACTGCAATACTAACTTTTCTACGGCAGAGAAATCAGGCATTGTAATTTCTTTTAAAAAATTAATTAAGAGATAGTAACAGCCAATGTCCCCGCGGTTCCCGCGAGTGTAGCAGTCATAGTAGTTGTTCCAGT